AGGAGCGAGCCCAGTCTCGGACTGTGCCGCCAGCGGTTTACGGTATTGAGCCGAGCCTCACCTTCACCACTTGAACACTTAAGAGCATAGCACATGGCTGGCACACAGATCACTATTACAGAACACGGTTTTGAGGGCGCATTAACGGCATTTCAACAGTTGATTGATAGAGGTCAGGATTTACAACCTGCCTTAAGTGCCATTGCAGAATACCTCAGAGGAAGCACACAAGACCGCATCACCGCAGGAGAATCCCCTGACGGAACCCCCTTCGCTGCACTGAGTGACTTTACCCTAGGGGCAAAAAGCCGGAACCAAGACAAGATTTTGATCGAGCGCGGCTACTTATACAATTTGGTCTATCAGGTTAGCAGTGAGCAAATGCAACTCGGTAGTAATATGGTATATGCCGCTATGCACCAGTTTGGTGGCACTACCGCGCCCAATAGCATGATCCCCAATAAAGATATCCCTGCGCGTGAATTTTTAGGGGTGAGCCAAGATGATGAAATCGAAATCATTGCTACGGTGGGCGATTATTTAATGGCCTAGCCCTATTTCCGATTAACGCCCTCAAACGCGATTTAAGCGAAGCAAAGCACAACTTGGTATAACGGCTTATCTAAAAACCACTTAAACGCTTTAACAAGGATTTAAACGGGTTTTAAACTGGGTTATGCTGCCGACCAATATCTAAAACAAGTTAGTTAAATATTTATAAGGATATGCGTGTGAAAAAGGCATTGTTAATTTTACTTGTTGCTTCGCTTACCGCTTGCTCTTCGCCAACCCGAACAGACACTGATGAATTTACGGTTATTTTATCTGGTAACATTGTTCCTGATAAAGTGGCGCACTTTGTTGACTGTTTAACGGATGGTTTTAATAAAGCCCATTGGGGCGGGGTTAACTTTGAAGTTCGTCAATCAACCCGCGCCACAGGGTTTAGGGTTGAAACCTATACAGGAACAATGAACTATCTGCTTATGAGTGCCGATGTGATTAATGATGGCAATGTTGCGTTGTATGAGAGTAGTGCTGCAGCACTCATTAATACCACTGGTGAAGTGGAAGCGTTTAAAGGCTGTTTAAAGCAATATCAAATCCAAATTAACTAATCCCGAAACCTTTCCAATCCGATAGTTTTACCGCTCGCCACAGAATGGGTACTCACGTTAACTGAGTACCCATTTTTTATGCCTAGATTAAACGCCATTGCTATTGCTGCACTTTCTGTCAGAGCCAATCTGACACTACAAGCCTCTGCGTCAGAGACTGTGGGCACAGTGGCGTGCTCGCTAGCGCTAGAGTCTGGCGATACCAGTGTGCAGTTGCTCCCAGATGGATTGTTTAAGGCCACGGATGGCCGCCCATTCGATGTACCCAGTGGTCAATGGCTGATGAATGATGCGGCGTGGCAATCTATCCAAGCCGCCGCCAAAGCTAAAGTGAACGACTTTCATTTTGACTATGAACACCAAACTCTTAACACCGAGAAAAACGGCCAACCCGCCCCCGCTGCAGGCTGGTTTAAAGGCGCGGCGTTGCGTTATGTGCCAGGGCAAGGTTTGTTTGCAGATCCGGTGAAATGGACTCCTAAAGCCAGCGCTCATATCGCAGCCGAAGAATACCGCTATATCAGCGCGGTATTTTCCTACAGCAAGACCACAGGCCAAGTGCTAGAGCTGCTGCACGTGGCCCTAACCAATAATCCTGCGCTCGATGGTATGCGTGCCATCGCCGCACTTAAAAGTTCCTATTCTGGAACCCACACCTCAGGAGTAAACACAATGAATGAAGAGCTACTGCGCCTACTCGCAGCGCTTGGGATCAGCGTCGAGGGGGTAAACCTCGAAGATGCTGCCGCCCTAAAAGCGCTGATTGATAAGGCGATTGCTGCGCACAAAGAGCAAACCGATAAGGCGACGGCAGCCGCGACAGAAGTCGTTGCGCTCAAAGCTAAACCCACGGGCATCGATCCATCTCAGTTTGTGCCTGTAGCGGCCTTTAATGAGTTGCAAGTGCAAGTGGCCGCACTCAGTAAGCAAGCGGGTACCGATGCGGTGGCCGAGTTGCTGGAAAAAGAAAAAGCCAAGATCTACGGCAAATCTGACCGTGAGTGGTTAGAAACCGTGGGTAAAGAAAAAGGCATTGCAGCCCTTAAAACCATGTTCAGCGATCGCATTGCGATTGCGGCACTCACCACCACCCAAACCACAACGACCACCGACCTTGATAAAGACAAGGGGTTAGCCGCCTTAACAGCGGAAGACAAAACGGTCGCCGACCTACTTGGTATTAGTCACAAAGACTTTGCCGCTACTGCCACTAAATAGGGGTAATTGAAACATGATTATTACACCAGCAACTCTCACCGCCCTGATGACTGGCTTTAATAAGTCATTCGAACAGGGCAAGAGCCAAGCCGCTAGCCAGTACAGCAAGATTGCGACTGTGATCAAATCGACCAGTAAGTCGAATACTTACGGTTGGTTGGGTAAGTGGCCTAAGTTTCGCGAATGGATTGGCGATCGGGTGATTAACGATATGACCGCCAGTTCTTATACCGTCGTCAACAAACCCTTTGAGTCATCAATCGGTGTCGATCGTGATGATATTGAAGATGATGAAATTGGTGTGTATGCGCCAATGTTCGTCGAAATGGGCCGCTCATCGGAAGTCTTCCCTGACGAACTGTTGTTCCCCATGCTCGATGCGGGCACCGCTAGCTTGTGCTACGACGGGCAGAACTTTTTTGATACTGACCACCCTGTGTACGCCGCGCACGATGGTACGGGCGCTGTCACTAGCGTGAGTAACTACGACAATAATGGCGGTACACCACAAACCAAGTGGTATTTACTCGATACCACTCGCGCTTTAAGGCCGCTGATTTACCAAGACCGTAAAGCGATGCAGTTTACCGCCATGACCAAGCAAGATGATGAAGCGGTGTTTACCTCTAAGCAGTTCCGCTACGGCGTAGATTGTCGTGCTAACGGGGGTTACGGGTTCTGGCAGATGGCCTATTGCTCAACCAAGCCATTAACCGCTGAAAACGTGTGGGCCGCGATTGAAGCTATGCGTGGGTTTAAAGCCGATGGCGGTAAGCCACTGGGTATCAAGCCCAATATGCTTGTCGTGCGCGGTACACAGCAACAAGCAGCGCTTGAAGCCATGAAGCAAAACATTGGTGGCGGCGAAACCAATACCTTGTCTGGTCAACTAGAAGTACTGGTTGCTGACTATCTGTAGTCCACTTTATACAGGCTTAGGGCTCAAGGCTTAACACCTTGTCGCCCTACCTTGTAGGAGAATCCATGTTATGTCTCAAAAAACGATTGTTATTAATTGTCGCGCCCATGATGGGTATCGCCGTGCAGGTATCGCGTTTACTAAAGGACAAAATGTATTTAGTGAAAGTGAGCTTACCGATTCCCAGTTACAAGCGATTGAAGGGGATCCACGCTTGGTGGTTTCAGTTGAAACTAATGAAACCCAAGATGATACAAGTGCAGGCACGGCTCAAACGGCTAATGTGGCACAAACGCAAGGGAGTGTGGGCACTGCAGATAGTACAGATGGCGTAAAACAACCCGACATCACTAGCACGATTGCAGGCGTTGTTACCCACGATGGTGTGCAAAAAAACTTGGACGATATGACCGTTGCTGAGCTGAAGGAAATCGCTGAGCCACTGGAGATTGTCGGTTTTAAGCGCATGAACAAACCTGAGTTGGTTGCCGCCATTGCCGCAGTTAAGGTGCAAGTGCCTGCCGATGCCAAGATTGGTGACACTGGCGATGCGGCCAAAGCGCTTAACACAGAGCAAGGTGCATAAGCATGAACTACGCCACGATACTCGATATGCAAAACCGCTTTAGCGAAGCTGAGCTTATTGATTTGAGTGACCGTGGTGGTGCTGGTGTGATGGATAGCGCGGTGATCGATGCCGCGCTTAATGATGCTTCGGCCACGATCGATGGCTACTTAGCAGCACGTTATCCTTTGCCCCTTGCAACTGCGCCAGATGTGCTCAATCGGATCAGTTGCGACTTAGCCCGTTACTACCTATACGACGAGCGAGCAACGGAGCAAGTCACCAAGCGCCACGATGATGCACTGAAACTGCTGGATAAAATCAGCAATGGCTCAGTGACCTTGGGTTTACCGCTTACTGACACCCCCGAGGGTAGCAATACCTCCGAGGTGCAATCGGCAGGCTCTGTTTGGTCACGTAAGGCCAGTAAGGGGTTTGTATGATCTCTATTCCTGATCTCGTTATCGCTCGCCTTAAGCCTGTATTCCTTGACGTTGAAGGCTTAGTGGCGCTCGGAGATTTGCAGGATAAAAATGTGCCACGGCAAAAGCTGTTTGTGCTGGATTTACAAGAGCGTGTTGGTCCACTGGTTGAAGGAATGGGGCTTTATCGCCATACCATCGCCACGACCATTGGCGTGCTGCTTGTGGTACCTGCCCGTAATAATGCCCAGCCAGATGTGATTGCACAGCGACAACAGATCCGCGAGCTGCTTTATGGCTGGGAACCCCACAAAGATTATACGCCGCTGTACTTAAGCGGTGGCCAGTTACAACCGTCGCGCCCTGGCACAGTTGCGTGGCTCGATAAATTTACGACTGAATACACGGAGGACGCCTTAGGCGTTTAACACTATGGCACGTAAAACACGTAAAAAAGCATTACTGTTTGCCCTCGAAGCCACCTACGGCGTGGATGCGATTGCCGCAGGCGCCCCCGTGGCAGTGCTTGGGCGAGATGTAAAAGTTGTCCCTATGGCGGGCGACAATACTGAACTTAAATATGATGATGGCAAACTCGGCAATAGCCCTGAGCTTGCAACTGAAATCTATGCCACGGTTGAATTTAGTGTTGATTTAGCGGGTAGCGGTACTGCTATTACTGCACCTGCTTGGGCACCGTTAGTGAAAGCCTGCTCACGGGATATTACGCCAGGTGCGTCCAGTGTGGTGATGGCCATCAACGAGGACAGCACCGCCTCACTGACGATGTACATGAACTACCACGGTGTATTGCATGCGCTATTGGGTGCGCGCGGCACTTTTAAACTCTCGGGTAAAGCCAAAGAACTGCCGAGTTTAATGTTTACCTTTACAGGGCTATTTGTGCCAGTAACAGCGGCGGCTTTGCCTGTCACTAATTTTTCCGCGTGGCAAAAGCCTGTGCCTGTAGGGGTTAAATACAGCGCCTTTTCGTTGGCGGGTGCTCCTGCAAAACTGATTTCCTTTGAATATGACCAAGCCAATAGTGTCACTTATGCTGAGTATGTGGGCTTTGAAGAAGTGCTGATCACTGACTTTAAGCCGAGCGGCAAGATCATTATCGAAGCTGCGAGCCTTGCCGACTTCGATCCGTTTGCCCTTGCTGCCAACAACACCGAAGTAGCCATGGAGTTCAGCCACGGCCCTGCGCTTAATCAAGTGATTTGGAGCAGCTCACGGATATCACTTGGCCGCCCAGAGTATGGCGATCAGGACGGCACACTGACCTATGAAATCCCGTTTAAACCCATTTCAACCATTGACCTGTTAACCACCAAATAGGAGTCACCATGTTTGTATTTACGCAAAAACGCCTCGTTAAAGAGTGGCCAGAAACGATAAAAGTTGCCGAAGACAAAGGCGTGGTGAGCTCGCATGATATTGCCCTTGATCTCGAGCTTATCCCCGAAGATGAATGGATTGAACTCATCAAGAAAGGCCATGCGATTGCGTTTGATCGTGTGTTGCTGGGGTGGCATGGCATTAGTGATGCCAACGGTGAGTCGATGGAGGACACGGCAGAGAACCGCGCGGCACTATACCAGTGGCAGCCTTTTGCGCTGGCGGTTATTCGTGGCTATCAACGTGCCGCTTCGGGTGAAGCTGCAAGAAAAAACTAACGGATGGATTACGGGCTTTGTATGCCCGTAATCCGTTAAACGATAGGGAACAGCACGAACTCGATAATGATTTAAAAGCCTTAGGGATTGAGGCTGAACCAGAGGATGAAGCCGAGGCTGTGCTGTTTTGGGATGAACACCAAAGCGCCATTGAATGGTGGTGCCAAGTGGCGGAACTGATGCGGTGGCAAGGTCGTATATGCGAGGGGTTGGATATTATGGCGGTGAAAGCTGATGCCGAAATGGCAGAACGCAAGTACAGCAAGGACGACTACTTAAGGCTGCGCCTGATTGCTAACACGGTAACTCACATCTTTAACGAGCAACTTAACGATGAATGATTTAAAGCTTGCGCTGACATTAACCGCCGATGGTCGCCAACTGGTGACCGTGGTGGGCGGTGCTAAAAAAGAACTCATCGGGTTAACGGGTGAGTTACAAGCCACAGGCACAGCGGGCAAAACGGCTGCCATTGGGCTAGATACGACGGCTAAGTCGGCGGACGTTGCCCAGCATAACTTTGCTGGTTTGTACCAATCGGCTATCGCGTTAGCCGGTGGCCTCACCGCGATGGCCGTTATTGATCGCGCTGATGAATGGGGCCAAATGGCCTCACGCATGAAGATGGCCACCACCAGTGTAGCCGATTACGAATATGCACAGTCACGCATGGTCGCCAGTGCTAACCAAACCTACCGCAGCCTGACCGAAACCCGCGAAAACTTTACCCGTATGTCGCCCATTTTGCGCGATCTTGGTTATAACCTTACCCAGTCTATTGATATCGTGGACAGCTACAGCGCTTTGCTGGTGACTAACGCCGCGAGTGCGGATAAAGCGCAGCAAGCACAGGATGCCCTGTCCCAGTCGATTCAGAAAGGCAAGGTGGAGGCCGATGCCTGGCAATCTATCTTTGGGGTAATGCCGAGTATTCTCAATAACCTCAGCGCCGCCACAGGTAAAACGGGCGCTGAGATCCGTTTATTGGGCACTTCTGGTAAGTTGTCGATTACCGACCTGACCAATGCATTGCTGCAATCACATCAACAAAACCTCAAAGCGGTAGAAGACATGCCTACCGCCGTGCGTGATGCACTGACGGCACTGGATAACGTCTATAGCGATTGGATAGGCAACAGTAACGAAGCGCTTGGTGCTACGGCGACGCTTGCCAGCGGTATTGTGGTGTTAAGCGAAAACTTTGACACCTTAGTGGATATCGTTGGGGTGGGCCTCGCCGTTGCGCTTGGACGAGGAACAGCCGCACTGGGTACCCATGCAACAAGCTTGATTGCCAATGAAGTCGCTAGTTATCGTACCCGAGCAGCTAGCGTTGCTGCAGCACAGGCAGAGCTGCAACGCGCAACTATGTTACGGGCATCCGTTATTTCAGCTGGACAAGCGATAGTTGCTGAGGCGCGGCTCACTGCTGCACGTCAAGCGCTGACCGTTGCAACAGGTACCGCCACTCTTGCTACTCGAACCTTAAACGCTGCGTTATCACTTGCAGGTGGCCCTGCTGGATTGGTGATGATGGGTGCAGCCGCCTTAGCCTATTGGGCCATGACTGCCGATAATGCCACACAGCCTACTGATGATTTGAGCAGTAAAGTTGACAGCTTAGTCGGCAGTTATCAAAAGCTGACGGATCTTGAACGTCAATCAAAAGTCCGTGTACTTGGTACCGAAATGAAAGTGTTGCGGGATGAGTTGATTGCAACCACCGCAGAGATTGAACGGCTTAATCGGGAGCCAGCCTATGATGCATTTAACGGAAGTTATCTGCGCGATGATGACCAAATTGCACAATTAAAAGCCCGTATAGAAGAGCTGAATAAGCAGCTCGACCTTGCAAGTAAAAAGCAGCAAGCATTGTTTGCTGTGGGCATGCCAGAGATTAAAGCCGACCCTACTATAGTCGATCCTAATCTCACTAAAACCGCCGCTGAAATGTTGATCAATCTGCAAAAGCAGTTAACGCTTTATGGCCAAACGACGGAAGCGGCCAAGCTGCGCTATGAGTTGGAAATCGGTGCGCTTAAAGGGCTTGATCCGCTGATGGCTGAAAAGCTGAAAAAGGTGGCCGCCGATCTTGATGCCGCCAAGGCCGCCGAAGAACAAACCAAGAAAAATAAGGAGGCCGAGAAACAGCGCCAAGAGCAACTTAAAACCTTGCTTGGAGCCATTGATCCTGTCACCCAAGCGGCTAAGGAATACGCTAAACATGAGGCACTATTAAAGACCTATTTTGAATCAACCAATGCGCCGATTGCTGAGCGTACTCGCTTGCTCGGCCTACTGAAAAATCAGTATGAAGAAAGCACTCCATACAGTCAGTTACAGAATCAACTCGACCCTCAATACGCTGAGCAACAAACCCATACCAATAATTTGGATGTGCTCAATACTGAGCTGAATGATACCCCTGAGTCTGAAGCGTTAAAGCGTAATCAAATTAATGCGCTGATTGAAGCTGAGCAACGCCGCCATGCTGAGGCAATGAAGGATATTAACAAAAGTGTGAGTTTTGATTGGGATGAAATGTGGCAGAACAGTGTTGAACGCATGAGCCAGGGGATAGGTAGTGCTACCGCTGATGCATTGTTTGAAGCTAAAGATTTTGGTGATGCTACTGCACAAGTGCTAAAAGGTGTGGGTAAGGCCGCAGTACAAATGTTAGTTGAGTGGATGGCGCAAAAAGCGTTGGCGGCCGCATTTGATAATAGCCTTATGGCTAAAAATGCCGCAGTGGCAACCACCACCGCAGCCAGCACAGGGGCCTCGGTGACGGCATCGATGGCCCCAGCAGCGGCAACCACCTCGATTGCAACTATGGGTAGTGGTGCCATGATTGGTATGGCGGCCATGGTGGCGGCGCTGGCCTTGCTGCCAAGCATTATTGGTAAGTTTCATGGCGGTGGTACCATCCCCCGCGAAGGCACCTACCTGCTCGATGGTGGTGAAACGATTTACACCCGTCGCCAGCAGCAAACATTAATGAACGCCATGCAAGCCAGTGCGAACGGTGGCGGTGCAGGCCGCAGTGTGGTGGTTCAACAGAGCAATACCATCGTCGTTAAAAATGATACTGATGCTCAAACACTCGAAGATGTGCTGCCGCAATTAGTCCGAATGACTAAGGAGGCTGTAGTGGATGATCTCAATAATCGTGGCGAGGTGTTTCGCGCACGGGGATAGAACTCTATCCCGAAACCTTTCCAATCCAATCAATCACCTCGGCCAGTCACACTTGGGCTACACCCTGATTTAGCAGCCCATTGTTGACTGACCTATGTTAATTTTCCCTGACGATATCTACCCCACTGAATGTGTTTGGCGTTTGAAGTCGCAAACGGAAGTGTTTAGCAATCCGTTTAACAGCTCACGCCAAACATTAGAACTGCCAGGTGCAGCTTGGGAAGCCCAGCTTCGCTTTGACACGCTCACGCGCCCCAAGGGTGCCGTTCTATACGGTTTACTGGCTCAATTACGCGGTGCCTCTGGCCGCATTCTACTTTGGGATCATGCTTATGCTCAGCCAAGAGGTGCCGCTCTCGGGGCTCCGGTTGTGCATGGTTCTGGTCAGGTGGGTAATCGCTTAACTATCCGAGGTTGCCAAGCGTCAACGCTGTTTCTATGCGTTGGAGATTACTTTCAATTAGGTGATCAACTCCACTTAATGACCGCTGATGCCACTGCAAATGCATTAGGTCAATGTCAGCTTTTGTTTGAATCGCCCATGCGACATATCCCCGTCGATGGTACTGCGCTGATCACCCGTAAGGCGAAAGCCGTGATGATGCTTAAAGACGATGACCAAGGTGGTCGTCGTTCTACTAAGCGACTCATTCTATCCAGTTTAACTCTCTCACTTATCGAGGACGTCAGTCTATGAATCAGTTTATGACGCCTGAAATGCAACAGTGGTTACGTCGTCCAAATATCAGTGCAATTTTAATGACTGAATTGGACTTTGCGTCGGGCATGCTGCGCCTTCACTCCGCTGTGGGTGATGC